TAACAAAAAACAAGTGGCGCGTGGCGTAGAGTTTGTTGGTGTCAAATAACCAAACAACCTTGTGAATGACGAAAAATAAGAATTGCGTAGGACGCGGGTTCGACTCCCGCCGACTCCACCAACGAAGAAAACCAAACTGCATTATAATTATTATATGGGGTTTGGTAATAATAGTTTGAGAAAAACAAAAGAAATCGAAGAAAAGGTTAGGGAACTAATGCGTCGTTTGGAAGCATTGGATGACCTTATCATTGCCAAGACGGGTAGGAACGCTGGTCAAACAGAAGTTCCTTTGGATTTGGCGCGTGCTATCGTAAGAGAACAAGATTACGAATCAGCCAAAGCTGCTTATATGGCTCTCAAGTGGGTTATGCAAGAATTAGAAACATTGGATTATTAGAAACTACTTACCATAAGTGTCGAGAAAGTAAATGAACAAGACTCAAATCAGACAGTTAGTCGAAGAACAAATCAAAGAAATCATAGGCTTAGACACCGAGCCAGTTTCAGTCAACCAAGAATCAGCCTCACACATTCATCAGGCTCTCTTGGCTGCGACTGAAGGTGTTATGACACACCTCAACCAAGCAATCGAATCTGCTGATAGTGATACACTTATCGACAATCTTGAAAAAATCAAGCAAGAATACATTGCTGGTGTTCAAAAACCCATCACAATAATGAAAGATCTCTTGGAGATGGAGAGAAGAAATTAAAATGAAAGTCTTTCTCGCTCTCTTTCTTTCGTTGTTTCTTTTCGGCTGTGAGAGCGCTGCTCAAGCAGAACATATGCCAGAGCGAAGACTATCTTGTAAGGAAACTGGCGAAATCAAAATTCAGCAGCAGCAAATTTTTGAAAAACTTTCTCACATTCAGAAGGACATAGAAAACCCGAGTATTAAATGAGTAATAGTTTTAATCAAGTGAAAGAATGGTTTACATTCGGCGTTGCTGTTATTGCTGCCATTGCATCTTTTATTTTCTGGGTGCAATCGGCTGACGATCAAAGAATAAATCGCGTTGAAAGCGAAATCAAAGAACTTAAGTCCGATATGAAAGAAATCACAAAACAAAACTCTGAGATTTTGCGTTTGATTGGCAGAATCGAAGGCTCAATGAAAAGAAGATGAAACAATACCCAACAAATTACGAAGTTGCAATATTGGTTGTATGGACCACTCTTTTCTCTTTTGGCTTAGGATACTATATCAAACTCTCTCTTTAGATCTAACTTTTGCTGAGTCCAAATAAAACAGGGCTTGGAGGCGGGTAGATCGTTAACCTTATCAATGTTGTGATACTCTAATATTGGTTTGGTTGTTTTTTGTGGAGTGTTATCAACTTGATAAGAATAAAGAGATAGTAAAATAGCAAACAAAAATTGTGACATTTTAATGGTTCCCATTGGGGTGGTGAAAAATCATTATAAGTAGACTGTTCTGGATTAAAAGGAATCACTACTTATAGATATGAGGGGATTAACACTATTTTTGTGTTTTATTTTGTTCAGTTCTTGCAGCAATGGTTTGAACAATGTAAAAGATATACTTCCAAGGGACTCTTTTTTAAAAGTAGATAAGTCCATACAAGTCACAATTTGCAGTCCCAGCCAGCCCGATATTTGTGTTACTAGACAAATAGGAGCAACAGGATCTGCCGTTGTTGTTAAAAATAACAAACTTGGTTCATTTGTTTTGACTGCTGGGCATGTCTGTGATAACACAGAGATGAATAATCTTGCGTCAAAAATAAAGTCAATTAAATATAGATTTAGAGTTGTTGATATAAAGGGAAGAACGTATCGCACAGGAGATTTTTCAATAGAACGTGCTAGTGATACCTGTGTTATGTTTGTTAAAGGACTCAAACAACCTGCTGCTAAATTATCAAGTCACTCCCCAGAAGAAGGCGATAGGGTCTACAACCTTGCTGCACCAATGGGTATTTTTGATGTTTATATGATACCGACCTTTGAGGGGTTTTACAGCGGGCGTTCTAACAACAAATATATTTATTCTATTCCAGCGAAAGGTGGCTCATCAGGTTCTCCGATCTTCAACCACGAAGGAGAGATAGTTGGCATGGTTAGCATGGCTTTCACTCGCTTTTCTCACCTTTCAATTTCCCCTTCTAGGGAATCAATTGTTAAACACGTCACCAAAGCAATTTTACAATACAGAGTTAAAAGTAAAAATTTAACACTTCTTCACAAAATAATTTTGTTTTTTTCCTCCATTAAACCTTGACTCTGCATTCTACCTGTGGTATAAAGTAGGTGGTCCTTGGGAGACTACTATGCGTATTGAAATATGTGGCGCAAAACGCAAGGATCTGTTTAGACGAGGTGATCTTGTTTTTTGGGAACATTGGGTAAACATTCTCGACGCACAGGGCTGGACAAAGGACAAAGAACTTGTAGTTGATCGAGGTGTTGTTTTGAAGGTGTATAAAGAACATCGTTCAAATAGATTACCTGACGGCACACAACTTCTTGGAAGATCACCTCTTGACATTTGGAAAGCATTGGTGTACTTTAATAATGGCGACACAAAAGATTTGCCTTTGGTGTGTTTGAGGAGAGGTGACAAATGAGTCTTGGTTATGCTTGTGTGAATATGCAACTTTCTTATCCACAGAAGTGGGGCGGTCAACCCAAAGGCGTTGATCCCATTACCACAAACCGTTCTATGATTCGTAGGACATACAAAGCCAAAGGTGTTGAGTATGCGTCACAGTTGTCACTCAAAAACTGCGAGGACTTAGAAAAAATTATTGATTGGAATCTGCAAAACGGCATCGAGTTTTATCGTATGTCTTCCAACATCTTTCCTTGGGCTTCAGAACACGGTCTCAAGGCTCTTCCAGATTATGACAAAATCTGTGAGGTTCTAGAGCGCTGCGGTAACAAAGCCAAGAAACACAACCTACGGTTGACTTTTCATCCCGGTCCATTCAACAAGCTGACTTCTCCAAAAGAGAATGTAATCCTCAATACCATCAGGGACTTGGAGATTCACGGTGAGACTATGGACCTTTTGGGTCTTGACCGCTCACCTTGGGCAAAAATCAACATTCACGTTGGCGCACATTACAATGACAAACAAATGGCGCTTGACAACTTTTGTAAAAACTTTCATCGTCTTTCTGATTCTGTCAAGTCTCGGCTGACTGTAGAGAACGATGACAAAGCGAGTCTTTACCCCACTAGCGAACTCTATGACGGTGTTTACAAACGTATCGGTATTCCGATTGTTCATGACTTTCACCACCACACGTTTTGCACAGGCGGTCTAACTCAAGAAGAAGCGCTCAAGATTGCCATCTCAACTTGGGGCGATATCAAGCCTGTCACACATTATTCTCAGTCGCGTGCTGTAGAATACAACGACACCAAGATCAAAGCCAACGCTCACTCCGATTCTTACTGGCTTCCAGTGAATACCTACGGACAAGACGTTGACGTAATGTTGGAGTGCAAACACAAAGAAATTGGTTTGATGCAAATGCAGCAACTCCTAAAGGGTTAACAACCTAGTTATAATATGGAAACAATAAAAGAATTACAGGCTCAAGTAGATAAATTAGAAAGAGAAAATGCTCGTTTACAAGATGAAAACGCTTCCCTTTGGTTTTTGCTTGACGAACTGGAAAAGTCAAATGTAGCAAATCCTGAGCATCGCGAGTTGTTTGAAAAAACATTTAATAACCTACGCAAGAATGCGATGATGGTTCATCAGAAAGTCGAGTCTGCTTAAACACACCCTGTGACAGCCGAGGTTGCCCTGTGAGCGACTTTCTGTCACAGGGTGTATCATTTTATATACAACAAATAAAACACGCTTAAAAACGATTCTATGGACAAATAATTTATGAAAAATTTAATTGGTAATACACCGCTTGTGAAGATAGGTGACAAAATCTATGCAAAAATGGAAACCTACAATCCATCCGGTTCAATCAAGGATAGGATGGCTTGGTTTATTTTGAATGAAGCAATCAAGAGAGGTGAACTCAAGCCGGATGACACCATTGTAGAAGCCACCTCGGGCAATACTGGCATTGCAATGTCAATGATGGGTGCAGCGTTGGGTCACCCTGTCATTATTATTATGCCTCGTAACATGAGTAATGAGCGCAAGTGTATGATGCGAACCTATGGTGCTACAATTATTGAGGTGGGGGATAACGCATTCAAAGCAGCAATAGAACTGAGAAATCTAATGTGTTCTGAAAATGAAAACTTCTTCAACCCGAGACAGTTCAGCAATCCTGACAATATCACTTGTCATAAAATGACAACTGGGGTTGAAATTATCAGACAATGCCCTGATTTATCCGCGTTTATCGCTGGTTCTGGAACAGGCGGCACTTTGATGGGTGTTAATCAAATGCTTAAGATCGCGAGGAAAAACACCAAGATTATCCAAGTTCAACCAGAAGAGTCTAATGCTACTCATGGCATCCAAGGTATCAACGATGGTGAAGACTTTCTTTTAGACAAATCAATCGTTGACGAAACAATATATATTAAAACAAAAGACGCCGTTGCCAGAGCAAAAAGTTTGGCAAAAGAAAATGGTTTGCTTGTTGGTATTTCATCTGGGGCAAACATTTTAGCAGCAGAACAATGGGTCGCTGAGAATAACCCAGAGAATCCTGTAGTAACCATTCTTTGTGACAGGGGCGAGCGTTATTTTAGTTGCTTTGAAGACTATATAGAGTAGGACTCTTGATAGGATTTGACGACATGAAAAAGAAAGAAGACCCAGTATCAAAAAAAATTAAGACGCTTCGCGACGAAGGCAAGCCACAAGACCAAGCAGTTGCTATCGCTCTTGACATGGAAGAGCGCGGAAAACTAAAAGAAATAATCCGTGAAGAGGTTATGGCTTTTCTTGACGAAAAGAAAAAGCGCAAGAAGAAAAAAAAGAAGAAAAGCAACAAGATTTGTCCAAAGGGAATCGCTTGGGCAAAAAGAACTTTCGACACATACCCTAGCGCATACGCTAACCTAGCAGCGTCCAAATACTGCAAAGACCCCAACTACGCCAAAGCTGATAAAAAGAAAAACGAAGGTTTGGAAGAGGGTGAGTTAGCAAAGTGGCTTGGAAAAGAAAAAGGTGGTGCCGGTGGTGGCAACTGGGTTAGAATTACCACAACTGGCAATATTGCCGGTCCTTGTGGAACTTCAAAAGATAAAAAGAATCCTGACCGATGCCTGCCAAAAAGAAAGGCTCAGTCTATGACAAAAGCCGAACGTGCTGCCACAGCCCGTAAAAAGAAAGCTGCACAAAAAAGCGGCAAAGACTCTGGCAAGACAAGCTACGTCAAGAACACAAAAAAGGGAACAGTTAAGAGCAAGAAAAATGAAATCCTACAACGACTCCGTGAAGCTTGCGGTTGCGCTCACAATTCTCCATATGTCAAGAAAGCCGATTTATCTGACAACCCTTACAGACCTTTTTCCGATAAATATTACGAATATGTAAGAAACCAACGCTCACTATGGCGCGAAGGCAAGTTGCAGTTTGACGAACTTGATGAAGAAGTTCTCCGCTCTAACCTTGGCGAGTTTGCAATGTACGAAGGCGAGAAAGTCCCACTAGATATGCCTATGCCAGTTATGGAAGAAGAACTAGAAGAAGCCGAGAAGGGTGGAAAGAAAGTAAAACTAAACTCTCCAATGCGCTCCTCCGGTCCAAAGAAATACAAAGTTTATGTCAAAGACCCAAAGACCGGCAATGTTAAAACTGTGAACTTCGGTGACGCCAAGGGCGGTCTCAAAACAAAGATTGATGACCCCGCTGCGCGCAAATCTTTTGTTGCTCGCCACAACTGCGAAGATAAAAACGACAAAACAAAGGCTGGCTACTGGTCCTGCCGTATCCCACGCTTCTCAGAAAAACTAGGTATGAAAAAAATGTCATACAGATTTTGGTAATGAACGATTTACCTTTTGAAGAACAATTTATAGAAGAAAATGTTTCAGTCAGAACATTTGACGAAACAATCGACCCTGAAGAACTAAAGTGGCATCAGGACGACGAAAATCGCATTATAGAAGTTATTGATGGTGGAGGTTGGTTTATTCAATACGATAACCAACTTCCCGAGCCGCTTTATGAAAATAAAACCTATTTAGTAAGA